TTTTATTTGTGCTAGTATGTCCTTGGCAATTTATTCCTGGATAATAGACACATCCATACCCTCCCTGACTTAATATTTTACTCATATAATTAAAAAAGATTTTTAATTATATTGCTGTCCGTGTTTCTCTAATAATTTTTTGTAAAAATAAAATATCTGTTTTTATATGTCTTCTTAATCTTACAGTTCATCTCACGCCCATCAATATCATTTTCCTTACAAATATTGTTAATCTCACCTTTTAACAGCACAACCTGTTCTTGACAAAAAGTCGCATATCCTGATGCGGGCGAATAATCTTCCATCTGGGAATTTTTTGCAATATGTTGGTCCATTGCTTCTAAAAGTTCCCCAGACACAGTAATGTATTGGCGCCTATTTTTCGGTTCCTTTTTTTCAGCAGACTTTTTCCTAAAATAATACCTTCCAGCCTTATACATCTTATCATTAACGTCACCCTGATAATTAAGCTCGCCAAGACGGTCTTCTTCCCGTTTAATAATTTCGCGGTTGTCTTCTGACCAGACCACCCATGCCTCCTTGTATGTTTTACGGTCATCGTATTGGTGAAGTTTTGAAAATGATTCGACCATTGTCATAATTTCAGGGGAAAATTTAAAACGATAGACCATGGTTACTGGTGGGTTTGGAGAACTCTCTTGAGACATTTGTTGCTGTATATTTGTTGCCGTTAAAGTTTTCAATTTTTAGATATAATACGAAATAATATGGTATGATATATCATGTATGCTTTATATAAACTTCCATTTTTTGATAATAGAAATAAATGTTACAGAAATATAATTAAAATTAGCAGCATGCCCAACGGAGCCCTTAAAAAACGTGTGCGTCGTGTTAATTTACCAAAATTATCTCCATTTAAAAATAATTGTTGTGATTTCCAAAATGAATCGTGTGTTTTAGCAATTACAAATAAGAACGGGGAACTAATGAATGTCGATGAAATACCCCAATTGTTTGAATTTCTTGTTCTTAATAATTATAAAATAGATACTAGCATCACAAAAATGATGAATCAGTCACAGGTGAAATTTACTGATCCATTTATTTGTTTCATCAGCTGTATTTAACTATTCTTGCTTTTAAAGGTCGCAAAATTTATATCATAAAATTCGTTATCTAAAACAACCTCCTTGTCCTCAGACTTATGCTCTTCTACCTTGCCCTTAAACGTAAAACGAGTTCCATAGTAAGCTATATTTTTTTTTGAACAAACCTTTAACTTCGCAAATACATCATCCATCTTTGACTCTTTGCGTTTCGGGCTTTCTATTTTTTTATGTTTTTCTTTAAAAAGCTTTTTGCAATCATATTTTAATACATAAGCTCTAGCCGCACTTTCTAAATAATCATATGGGCATGTGGACTTCCCTGGATTTCCCGTAAAATAATACCAAAAACATTCATTCTCATGATTATAAAGCAACAATAACTTTCCTTTTGGGGTTTTCTCTAAAATAGTGCAATTAGATAACGATGCAAGAAAATCATCATCTAATTCTCTCTCCTCTAAAATATCATATTCCTCCTTATATTCATGATCGTAATGATCGCTTGCCTTTTCTTCTATATGGTATCGAGCAATCCCTAAATCACGATCATAAAATAAGGATACAAAATAGAAGCTAACGGCCGCCCCGTATAATAATACATATATTGTTGTAGAGAATTCTAAAAAATTAATTAGTATGCTCATTAGTATAATATATATAAAATTTTTTATATGTTTTCCGTAATACGTTTTTCCCATAATAAATCTATTTCTTTGTCAAGATTTTTTAGTTTTATTCTTAAAAATCTATTGTTATTTGGGTGTAAACAAACCAAAAACATATCCTTTATTTTTTTATTATAATTTTTCTCCAAAATTCTTTTATACATATTTAATTGTAAACTATAATGCCAATAATTTGCATTTGGCAAATAATCCATATCTGGTAATAATGCCCATTCATCAAACCCATTTGTCTTCCTTAATTCTTTTACACGCTTCCAATCATAAATGGATAAAGAACCATCCTCGTTTTCAAATAACATATCTATTGACCCTGCAAATTTTGCTTCTTTGTCATAGATCATCCATTCTGTGCGATAGGGCTTTAGCTCAGAATATCTTTTTGTAAACTCTATGAAATAACTATATTCTATTGAATCATTTACTTTCGGACAATTATTATAATAACACTCAATACACTCATGCAAATGGGTTCCTGCTGCTGATGCATTTTTACCATTATCACTCCAACTTTTTTTAATTTCTTCTCCTGTCATATTCCCATACTTCTTTGTGCGATTTCTTGAATTCATCGTGTTAGCCAATGCTGCGTCTGCATTAAATTTCGGAAACCAACTATGAATATATTGAGTCACTGACTGAAAACCCGAATCACCGTCTATTGTATAGATATGTGGTCCCTCGTCAAATGTTATACTCTCATCCCTGCTGTGAACATTTTTCTTTGCAAGATAATCCATTCATATATATTAAATGATTATCTTTACTTGATTTATTATATTATTTAATTTCTCAAGGGTATATAATGAAAAAAACGGAAAACTATCTGAAATATGTTTTATTTGCTATAATTCCTATACTGTTTATTATGCCTTATGGTAAATTTAGATGCACTCATAAAAAATTTAAAGATCCATTAGAAACCTCCCTCTTCTGGGGCTTAGATGGGTGGTCCGCTACTCATTTTTTCTGGTATATGATTGTCGGCTATGTATACCCAGAAACATTTATTATTTCAACTATTATCGGTATTTGCTGGGAACTATTTGAACATTATTATGGTACAGAACGACCGGGTTGGTTGGGCGGCTATGGAGATTGTGACAATCTTGCAACGGATAAGGCAGGTGGCAATTGGTGGTATGGAAAATGGTCCGATGTTGGTTGTAATATATCTGGATTTTTAATTGGACAATACATGAAGACAAATAAAATATATTTAAAATAAAGAAAATGCCTAGATAACCAAGAGTTTAAAAATAATTTAGCATGTATTTATAATATTACCCAATTATATGTTATATTATATAGATATCGCTTTTACAGGGATTTCTAATTTTGAATTTATGAAAAATTATATAAAAAACATTGCAAAAAAATACAATTACTCACATTATTATATTTCACATGATATACGACAAGGTCGCGGGAACTCAGATGTTAAATGTGTTATGACTGTTCAGTTTTCAGATAATAATGTGGCAAACATAACAAAATTTTTAAAAACAATAATGATGATCCACAACGTTTATATTGAATCCATTTATAATAATATATGATTCCTATCAAGGATTTATTGATTTTATGGAAAAATAACATAAATAGTGCTTTTATATTATTGTAATGAAAATTTTTAGACAAATGGAAATATATAAAGAATCAAATCTACCAGATAAAGGATGGATACAAGGGTGCTTTATTTGTTATACACCCACTGCCTATATTAGGGAGGAGGGAACATTTGAAAATAATGATTTTACTACTGAGTATTCTGTTTTTTTATGTCACGACTGCCATAAGCTGATAAAATATTCAGTTGACATTAAAAATGAATATGACAATAGTATTGATATTTATATTAAGAAACACGGGATTTAGGGTTTTACACACCCGTGGAACCAAAACCTCCAGCACCACGCTCTGTGTGTCCGAGTTCTTCAAGACTGTTCACCAAGACAGGAAATATTGGATGTTTAAGATCTGGTCCACAAATCTGTAACAAACGTGTATAAGCTGGTGGGTGGAACGAAGGTAATGCCGAACCTCGGTGGTCAAATGCCCCAATTAATCCACCACGGTAGCCCGAATCAATAATTCCTGCGCTATTTGCTAGCCGCCATGGTGTCTTTGTACCCAAAGACGAGCGTGGATGAATATAATAGGCTGTGGGAAAATAACACGAATCGTTGTGTTCATCAACATATACATGATCCATAGAAGCATGAACCCTATGATTGATCGTCATAGCATATGCTGTGTTGGAAATAGCATCGGACTCGGGGGGAACAAACAGATCAAATCCTGCGTCAAAATGCACTGGAACATGATGTTTGACCCATGACTGTTGGGCTGTGTGAATTAGTTGCTGACGCTTTGAAACCGCATCTCTGTATTTTTCCAGAAGAATGGGGTCTTGAGAATTAACATAAATCTTTAACAAATAATATGGGAACTCATAGCGGGGTTGGAGAGGGGTGTGTGGTGAAGACATAATGATTTAAATTGTTGTTTAATATTTTAAATCAATTTTCAAGGGTTATATTGTGTGAAATATAATTCTTATAATAATCCAAATATTAATTACCACTGCCCAGGCTATGAAAATACGATGAGCTAACTCTTGTGTTAATGGGACATCTATTTTTTTTAATAATGTAAATGGTGCTGTCCAAGGTCCATACCAGTCTTTTGTTTGCCACAATTCTCTTTCTATTTTTGTACAAATACACCCATTATAATATAAATGTAAACCACATATTATTAACCAAATTATTATTGATATAAAAAATAACCAAGTAAAATCAAATATAAATAACCCTAATAAGAAAAAACCTACTACTATCCAATGAATTATTAAAACAAAAAAACCATTTTCGCTATGATTGGGATTTATTTTATACAATTTATTTTTAACGATATTTACTACATATTTAGTATTTTTTTTCCTACTCTCTAAATCAAACATAATTTAAATAAATATTAAATTATGTTTATTATACCTCTATTTTGTTATGTATCTATTTCACACACCTGGGTTTTGTTCATCTGGCATTTCATCCAATTGCAGGGCAACATTCCACCATCAATTGCTTCTTCGGGTGTTAAGAAATTTGTATCACAGCCCGTTCGTATAAGCGTCATGGGAAATGCGGACTTGCAAGGTGGTGTTGGCAAACAATTCTTCTTTTGCAAAAACCCACGCTGATATTCACTTGACGATACGGGAAGCACGTTTAATTTTTTAGAATAAGCCTCGCGGACATATTTTTTGCCACCAATATGATAAGAAGCAGCCCCACATTTCCTATCACCACAATCCTTAATGCCGCTGTTTATTTTGTTTACAACGCATATAGAGTTTGCGGCAACAAGTTTTCTAATATATTCGTCTTGTGCATAATTAAGAGGCATAGAATTTTGTGGTTTGACAGTAGTTCTAGGCCATTGACTTTTTATCCATTTGTATTTTGAATCAATCATTCCTGCGTTATTTTTTGTAGAAAGCTTAACTATGGTCGGATCATTTGTGCAACAAGACCCCGAATTACTGATGACACGAGTATAGGTCCCACAGCATCCTCCATTTCCCATGGGTTCAGAGCCCCTAAAACGGGTGCGGGTCACTGATTTGCCTAAGTTAGCGGTTTTCAATATGCCGCCAATGTTGCGTCGTGTTCCGTTTAATGCAAACCCACCATCTGGACGACCGGATATAGGTGCCTGAAATCTTCTAGATTTACGTTTTAAAACATGTATCGACATTATAAAGTATTATGAGAAATTAAATAGAGAGAAATATTCTATCATTTGGGTCTTCTTTTAAACATCTCTCCAAAAAAAAATATAGTTTTGAGGGTAACAGAGTTTCTAAATTAACACGTAAACAATATAATATAATACTGGCTAAACTATAATAAACTGTTTTATGAGAAGCCGTGGCGGGCAATTCCTTAATTTTTCCTAGCTCTGGTGCCGAATAATTTGATAAAATAAAAGGATGGTTTATTTCTAACTGTTTTTTAGAAGTTAAGGAATATATCTCTTGGCTTAAAAATAAAAAATAATGGTCATCTATTACTATAATATCTTCTAAATTAAAATTAAGGAATCCTCTATTATTTCTCTCCATAAAAAGAATTTGTTCCCCTAAATCATATACCATCTTCATACAAAACTCATTATTTATGTTCTTTGTATGGGCTAAATATTGTGGCAGTGTTAATATGGAGCTTGCTTGGAAATGGATCTCTTTATCCTTAATAATTTCACCTTGAAAATGACCTGTGGAGAGAAATTCGGCAAAAAAGGGCTCATTTGTAATAGAATATGTATTATTTGATTGTTTTTTTACAGTAATATTTCCAACACTATGAATAACTGTCATATGAATAAATAGAACAAAAAAATTATAAAATATAGACACGAACATTAAAATGGGTTAACAAACTTTGGGGTTGCGGTTAAATATTTTTTTTTTCTTGGATGTTAAATTAATGGAAATTTGTTATTGCTGCTGCAATAGGTGTAATAATGGTATGCTATGGTGTAGAGTGCCCTATATTTCATTAAACAAATCAATTAGATTCTGTTTTTTGATGACATATATGATAAATGGAAGTGTCTGGTTTAGATTACCAAGATTACTAAGATATGTATTACCACACTATATTACGTACCCAAATGATTACGATATATGAAAAAAAATAACCTTTTCTAAAAATTTTTTAATTTGAAAATCCTCTAGTAAAGGATAATTATTGACCATCAGTCAGATCATCTGTCGTAATCGGCGGATATTGTCCCCAGCCTTGGGCTTCGAGATTGACAACAACTGTACTGGCTGGTGCGTCCCAGCCTGTGGCTTCTGTGGTAACCGTATTGTGGAGAGCAGGAATTAAATCATTGACAACCCAATTCATTAAATCATTGCGGTCCCGTGGATCCTCTCCATAAATTTCATTGTATTGAAGATAGAGTTGGTCGACCACATCACTGTCGGTGATGTCACGATTGAGGAGATTATCTGTCTCAATGGTGTGTGTGTGACCGTCGACATTACTCTGACGCTCCAGTGCTGGCGGTGTTGTGGGGTACATTGTGTTGTTTGGATAGTTAATCATGTTTGTATTGTATGTATTATTTTCTTTTAATATATTTCAATTTTAAAGGGAACTACGTTCCCCTTAGACCCGTGCCGCTTCAAAAGAAACATACATTTTATCAAGAGCATAACACAACTCATCTGTGGTAATGGATGAAGACCCCACAACAGTATTTAAAATATGCTCCCAGTATTCGGCACAGCAAGTGTCGGCATCTTGGTTCACAGATGGAGCTTGCAGAGCTCTGGCTAAATCATCCGTTATCCAAATAATTAATTCGTTATTGTTCGCAGGTCTCAGCCCATAAATGTCGTGGTATTTCTGATGCAATAGTTCAATCTCATCTATATTTCCAGCACGTTCCAGAGACACTGTTGTTCTAATCTGATGTACTAGCATTGTGTAGATGGGTTGGGATTATTTACATGTATTATTTCCTTTTAAAGTAATTCAATTTTAAAGGGGACTGCGTTCCCCTTTTAAAGGGACTGCGTTCCCCTTAACGCCCACCCCGCCATGCCGAGGGTCTACGATAGTTGGTATATGATAAGAGGCATCTCCAACACCATCGTTCTCCATTCGCCGCGTGCTCTTTGCATGCTTGGCACTTGACAGGTTCCATATTGTTATTTTGGACCATTAAGTTTTAAAAAAATAATTCAATTTTAAGGGGGAACGTTGTTCACCTGTCATAATTATAATGTAAATATTTATTATATGACCTATTATAAAGTTTTACAGCTACTTTTTATATGTTTTGGATTATATGCTATCATTAATCCAGCTGGGATTTCATTGCAAGAAACAGAACAAAGCTACAGTGTTATAGACCTTATTAGGGGATGGGGAATATATTCGGTAACCATCGGCGCAATTCTTGGTTTTCCAGAAAAAATAAAGCTTATACTATTATTATGTTTTTCTTCATCAATTATTTGGCATGTATTAATCGCTAATAAAAATAAATGGACTCTTCATCATAAACAAAGCATATTTGCAAATGCTGTAGCATTTATAATTACCTGTAATTTTAATTCTGAAACGGAATAATGGAACAACACCCACCTTTTCTAAAATCTAATAGTTTCAGCGCTGAATTGACCATGTCACACGTTGATATTTTACTTTTATTGTTTTCAGATTACTGTTTTGTTTAATTATTTCAGAATGTGCAGTGGCAGTGTAACCAAGACATCCATGGGGTTTATTGACCCACCTTTCATTATCTATTTGGATTTTGTTTTCGCTATTGATGTAAAAAGTGGGTGCATGATTTACATAAAACCCACAAATAATCGCTTGTTTGGTCCCACTGGCAAAGGGTATTTTTGGAGAAACCCACCACGAAAAATACATGGTTGCTCGCCTGCATTCTTGCACACAATCCCACTCAAGCTTTTCTGCAGCTCGTGTATATGGGGTTGGCACATATGAATAACAGTGTGTGGTTGATGGTGGACGATTCTTCCATCGAACAATAATAGGCACCCCAGTTTCATTGAGCCCATACACAGGCTTTAAAATACGCCATTTGCCAGTTGGACTGGAAATCTGCTGATAAATTTTAGGGATCTGTGTGCGAACCCATTGTTGGTAATTGAATGACAGCATTGTAAGTGGTAGTATTAAGCTTAAAAAAAACGTCTTCAATTTTAAGGTTTTTCTTCTCTCTCTCTTAAAAGTAACTCAATTTTACAATAAAAAAAATATAAAACAAACGCCTTCATTGTTTTATATTTTTTCTTTTTTTTTCTGATTAAAAACTTTTCTTAAAAGTTTTATTTACACCATAAGAGTGAGCTGGTGAAGCTCTTCTTCCAGACGCCGAACTTCACAGCTGTATTGTTCCTCATTGACTTCGTCATCCTCTGAATCATCACTGTCTGTTCCAACATGATTGGGATAGGTAAAAGACCAATCCCAATCGTTGGCCCAATCTGATACCTGCATTTCATACGCAATTAGGTAGTCTAACATTCCTTTTATTTCCCATTCACAGGTTTCTATGTCAACACATGGTGTTTGTTCGTGTCCCTGAATCCTCCTCAGGTCATTCAGAAGGATTGGGATCTTCCATACCCTATCCTCATCTGGGGTTAGGATATACTTCAAGGAAATCTCGCGCAAGGTTTTAGCATACATTGGAACAGTAGTCATAGTTTAACGTTTGTAGTTGTGTTTTTACTTTTCTTAAAACCACAAAAAGTATTTCAATTTTAATGGGAATGACGACTATTTCTACCAAAAAAAAATAATAATAATTTAAAGAATCGGGTTAGGTAAAACTCGCACTAGCAAGTTACACCATATGTGGTCCCCGAACGAGTATAAGAACGGGCTGTTGTTAGACTTGCTTCCATGCACGTCTTGCATTCACATGGACAAGATTGGTATGAGGTAGAATCCCGAGGACGCAAATGACAAGATGACAGCCTTGACCAAACCGTACTTTGGCAATCTGATACAAGGAAGTCAAAGGTGCCATCACTATTATGTGATTGCAACCAACCTGACCACCACTTTCCATCAGCGGAAAGAGCTTGCATTGGCCAGTCATTAAGTTGGAAGCGGTTGCACATAGTGGGGGTTTCGTTGAAAAGAACGCGTTGAGGAGACATGATTGCAACTATCTTTTTACAAAAAACGATTTCAATTTTTATAAAAATTAGATTTTATAAAAATAAAACTTTTTTAAATTTTGATTAAAAACTTTTTCTAAAAGTTTTATTTTTAGCGTCTACGCTTTATCTTTGTCTTTTTGCGCTTTGTCTTTGTCTTTTTGCGCTTGTGGCTACGGCTACGACTACGACGCACCTTTTTAACCTTTGAAGGGCGCTTGCGTTTGCGGCTACGACTGCGCTTGCCACCTTGAGCACGTGGGAGGTTTGTCTCAGCGGGTTCCTCGACAAGATGGTCTACAATTTCATGTTGGTTATCGGGTTCCTCGACAAGACGACCTAAGCCGTTGTCTCGTTGGTCATATAAATCATCCTCATCGAACATGTACATTTTAAATATCCCTATAAGTGTTCTAAGTTGGGCCTCACTGTCGTCGTCATAGGCTTGACTGACGAACCAGATATGGAAGGGTACGTATGGTATCGCATTGAATATATTAGTATATGCGAAGAGGTCATCAATCCACAAGTATTGTATGCCATTGGGTCCTGGACCGTTTTCGCGATCTTGTTCGGCAACCCAATTTTTGTATGATGAATAAAATTGTTCTGCTAAAATTATAAAATCAAAATCGGCGACTGTCGGGTCCTCGTGCAGTCCTGCTGCAGAGAATTCATGTTTTAACCTCTTCCCAGCGCGCTCCCAATTTTCAGGGGTGCGTCGCGGATATGAACGTTGAATATTTGCCGCCATTTTATATATATATATAAGATTTTATAAAATAAAACTTTTAGAAAAAGTTTTATTTTATTAAAATATTTGGCAAAAGGAAAAAAAGAATTTCAAAAAGGCCGCAGCCAATTTGAAATTCTTTTTTTATTTTTTTTTTAGTGGGAAATCCCTTTTTTTTCCTTAGATTTTTTTCAAAATCTTAAGGATCACAGTAATCCTCTGCTGCCATGGAGGAAACTGTTGCGTTTGTGGTGCTAATGCTGAGACGCTGGCGACGGATAGGCTTGCTGTTACCGCTGGTGCCGCTCTTGCTGCTCTTGCTGCTAGTGGTGGTAGCACTCGGCTTGGTCTCTTCACAAGACAGATATGGGCGAGGGCGATTGGCTGAACGATTGTTGTTGCCAGTCTTGACAATCCTGCTCATGGTAACCTTCCAGAACCAGGGCTCATCGTAGACAATGGTCACCGTATCACCGCGCTCAATGCGCTCACGGACGAGCTGACCTTCTTCTGTGTCAGGAAAATACCGGAGATGAAGGAAGACACGCCAATATTCTTGGTCGTTTTTGTCCGTGCGGGCGACCATATCAACGCGTTCAATGAAGTCGGCATCTTCATCATCAACACCAAGCGCAAGACCGAAGCAGCGAATGATGCGCTCCCGGGTGATGTTCTTGAACACACGTGGGATGCAGAGACTGGTGGCATTCGTGTTGACTGGAGCATCGTGGGTAGCACGAGGAGTAGTGGGGGAAGTGGTGGAAGTAGACATGTTTTGATTGATTGACTTTGGAGTTTCTTAGTAAGATAGATTACCTTCTCTTCTACGCTGAAAAGTATTTCAATTTTTGTATAGAATTCTCCTTTTCTTATTCATTTCCATAAGCGACACTGTTGATTGTCTTGACAATGGTAAAAAAAAGTTTTTTTTAAAAAGTTTTTTAAAATATTATTTTTTTATAAAAGGAGTGCGCTAAAGTTAAAAATCCGTGTTGATCGGGGGTGGTCGCAGTGAAGGATCGGTATAGTTCGGTCTGCATAGATGCTCTCCGCCAAAAAGCCCAAGTATGCCAGATGGAACAAAATCGTCACTGGACGAGTCATCTGAAGAACTGACAATGGACATGGGCGAGAAGTGCGTGTGTCTTGGCACAATTACCTTGCCTGAAGCATCCCAACTTTCAGCAACAGAGCGCTCTACAAGTGGTGGCGGTGGTGGCAGTGTCAGTGTCGGTGGTTCCATGGCAGTTCGGTCTAAATAGGGCTTCGGGCGAATGCCATTCTTGTGACGAGGCTTCATTGTGCGACTTTGTGTCACATTCCACCACCAAGGGTCATCATAAACAATTTTACAGGTTTCCCCACTCAGGATGCGTGCACGAATCTCATTACTATCGGGGGTGTTTGGCCACGCACGAAAATGAATATAAACACGAGTGTTGCCATCTGCCAGAGCAATGCGGTCAACGCGTTCAATTGAATTGTCTCCTCCGAGAAGAACTTCCCAACACCGAATGATCCTGTCTTCAGTCACGTTGGTAAAAACCTTGGGAATGCACAGCGACGGCTCGTCGGCTGGAATAGAATTGTTGTAGTGATAGGTGGATTGAGTCATGATTTTGACTTATATAATTTTAAATAAAACATTTCAATTTTCTTTGTTTGCTAAATCCCAGAACAATTTCATTGACTCTGTAAATGCCTCTTCCATCCCGAGATCAGTATCCTTAAAATGTATTCTATATTCAACATTACCGTTTTCATTCTTGTCACCCTCTTCTATTTCAATGGCTATTTGCTTATTCTGTGCTCCCTTTGCCAACTTTTCAATTAAGGGTTCTGCACCTTTGAATGTAGCCCGTAACTTATTTTGATCTCCCTCAAAAATTTTGTCTGGATTAAAATCTGGATTTTTACTGGGCAAAGCAACGGCTGCCCAAAAAAAAGTATAATCATTTTCTGTGATTGATAATTTAAGTTTAATATCAGATTTTAAAAGTGTTTTTCTAAATTCTTGACACTTATAGGTTTTCGGCCAATAATTAAAATCAATAACTGCCCAATTGTTTTCTGTTTCTGTGTTATGCCCCAACTCTTCACATGTGCTGTGAAAACTTACATTTTTTATAAAATTATCATTTTCTAAATTTGTTTGAAAATAGGTTTCTATTATTTTATAGTCATCTTCGTTAAAAGCTACTCTAACAACATCTGTTAATTCAGAATTTTCCTTGAATTTTCCTAATGCTATTCTGGGCTCAGCATCTTGTTCTGTAAATTCCATTATATATGTATAATAATAATGGAAATTGGAGTATTATACGCTTCAAATTAAATCGGGAAGGTCGTCGTCATACTCTTTTTCCTCGTCGCTAAAATTACACGAATATTTAACGTTCTTGTTAAATAATATATCATAGCCAACACCACGACGTAGATTTAGATTGTTAAGTTTGCATGTGCGGATCTGCCCATCATCATAATTTATCGTATGTTTTCCTGATTTAATGTCGTAGTCTGTAATAAACCCTAAGTACCATGCTTCTATCATTGCTTCCTTCCAATCACACCATGTACACCACCGAACATTAATTCGTTCTCCAATTATTTCCTGATTTAGTTGGTGCCCCATTGCTGTTGAAATATGATTTTTAATAAATTCGTCTAATAATAAATAGAAACTTGAATCTCCTCTAAGGTTTGCTGCTTCTATATCAGTGGGAAATTTTGCTCCCATGTAGCCAGAGCGCCAAACTGGACCATCCGCGTGGTACCATGCACCCCTGTGCTTATTTCCAAAAGCCACGCTTTGATAAGTGAAGGCACGATCACGGGCGATTTTATTAAATTCGGTTTCCCATGCATGTACTTCTACAGCAGGGCGTTTTCTATAGACATCACTGGGATATGAATGAATAATCTTGAGTGTGGGCAGTTTAATATTGAGTGCTGGCAGGTTTTTTGGCCAGTCGTGTTTAAATTGCAAATGCGTTTGTTTTTGTGCAATTTTATCAGATTCCCTATGTATCCGAATACTATAATTTTGGTGTATATCAGTAACTTTAATAAAACATTTAGTCATGCTGGAGCACCGACCACGATACCATTTGTTTGCTCTTAATGGTCCTAAGACCTGGTCTTTCTTTGCTATGGCGGTTTTAACACTTGGAAGTAATAGATCAGATGGGTCTGTCCCAAGATATGGGGTTTTAATGTATACATGCCGTAATGCCGATGATGTGTTATATTCAATATAATCACCTACTTTAATTTCGGTGCGCCATTTTTTTATTTTTGTAAAAGGAGGTCTAATTTTTCCACTGTCGGCTGAAATCCATTCGTCCCATTTATCTGACCAGCTGCGGTAATGGATTTTAAATTCGGGAATATTGCTGTATTGCGGATAACGACGTGCGACAATGATTCCCTCGCGCCAAACCATTACATTTAATTTAAACTTATTTGGGATATCTAAAACATCCACCTTATCGTTCTCTTTTAAATTTTCATAAAAATTATTGTGTAAATTATCACCAAATTGTATCATTTGGATTTTATACCTCTCATAAGACAGGTCTATTTTAATAAATTTTTTAGCAGAGGATTGTGGACAGATCCATAGGGTGCTGTCCTTGGTTGTAATCACAGTGCCTTCTTCCCAACCATCTTCTGTTTTGAACATGACAATATCATTTACTTTATAATGAACCGACGAGAAGGGTTTCTTGAAACGTGTGACCCAACACTTTCTTACAATATTTGCCGCAGTATTTTCGCGACGGCGATGCTGTCGCTTTAACCAATCAACAATGATATATGCTGCTTCACTCTCTGAAATATCATCTTGGTATTCTTCAGTATCATCAAAATCGTCACTGTATTCTGAAACATCTGTTTCCACTTGAGTATCGTCACTGTCTTCTAAACTGAGGTCAGAAATAGTGGAGTTAATCATAAGGTTATCGATAAATTGATTGCCAAATCTCCTATTGTATTCTATAATCAAATCAGATTGTAAATCGAATGGCATACATCGTGGAGAGGAATCTTCGGAATCTTCGGAATCGCTCTCGTCATCTGTGAAAATTCCTTCCTCGGTCAAGGAGAATTCGCATAGAGTATTTTCAATCTCAGTGGTGCTAATTTTTTCAAAATCGTTTTCATCATCGCATTCCGAAAAAACGATTGGTGCTTTCGCTTGTGTAGTCGTTCTATTTCCCATTTAAATATAGTAGCGAAAATTATATTTAAACCATTTCAATTTATTCCAATTATATTAGAGTAATATATAATGGATGATAAAAATGAGAATGTTATTATCGAAATGTCTAAATGCGACATTAACGTGAATCATTCAAATCCTGATGAAGAAAGTTGGCGAATGAGTGGCAGCGACGCAAGTGACAGTAATGATGATACAGACAGCTCTGAAAGTAGTTCTGTGCTTCTTTGTGAAATGAGTCATTACGATACATATGGTTATGACCCTCTTATATATAATAAATTATCTTATGCTTCTGTTAAACGACAAATTAATAAATATTATGACCAAGACATTATTCATAGGTATTCTTCCGCATTAGATATTTTAGCTAGTTATTTAAAAGGACAAAAGATAATTTATATGGAATCACGCAGTTTTATGATTCAATTATTAAACTTGTTTATGTTACCTTCTATATTCTTAACAACTGTTTGTTCTGTTATTCAATCTCCACTACATACTTATGTATACGGTGTTATTATTTTATCTGGATTAAATGCATTTGTTGCATTCTTATTAGCAGTAATTAATTATTTAAAATTGGATGCTGCTGCAGAAGCTCATAAAATTTCTTCACATCAATACGACAAGCTACAAAATTTAGCCGAATTCGGTTCAGGACAAGTCTTATTATTTAGTAATCCATTATTGCGCAATGAAATCATCGCAAAAGAAGTGGACGATTACCGAACTATATTAAAACACAGTAGTGAAATTACAGATATTGAGGACACTGCTGAGAGAATTAAATTAATTAAAGAAAAGGAAAATGAAAAAATACAGGAATTATATTCTCTTCGTGAAGAAGCAATAGGTAAATTAATGACCGATATGAAGGCTAAAATAGATAATGTTGAAGAAAAAATATGTGCTATTAAAGAATCGAATCAATTTATGATTCCTCGGCGTATTCGTTATGCTTATCCACTTATTTATAATACAAACGTCTTCTCTATTATAAAAAAAATTGACGATTATAAAACAAAAACTATTAATAATTTAAAAAATGTTAAAAATGAAATACGTTTCATAAGCGCATTTCAAAAAAAACATGATTATAATATTCCAAAAGATTACAAAGATAAATTGTCAATATTATTTAGACAAAAAAAACACCTTATCCATGTTGTGCTGTTTTTAAATACAGCTTTTTCTATGATTGATAAAATGTTTAAACAAGAAATAACAAACGCACAAATTGAAAGAAGACACTGCTTGGGTTTTTTCCTGAATGAAGTCTGTTCTATTTTTTGGAATGGACCGACACGGTGCTGTATTCCGAGTAATCATGTACCGCCTGAGGAATGTGGTGGGCGGTTAATGCAAAAATTAATGGGGTTTATTCCTGATGATGGCGAATTCTCGGAAAAAGACCTTGATGAATACTCAAAAAAGAAAACTTTTAGAAAAACTGCGAGTTAAGAGAATATACGTTTCCTTTTAAAAAAAGAAAACTATATAGTAATAATGTTAAAAGCTTTATTAACTCGACAAAAATATAATATAAATGTCAAAACTATATATATAAAAACACATTTCCCTCTTAGGCTTGATTATATTCTATACATAGATGTTCATAAAAAAACAATACAATTTAAAGTTAATAATGTTGGCTTCACTGATGGTAAAATATTAGTTAGCGAATGTAATTTATTTTTTAAAAAATTGTTAAATATTAATAAAAAATTTATTGATAACTTATTTGTAAAATATCATAATAAAAAACGCATAACAAATTTACAAATAATTAGATGCTATGATTGCTTTATTTGCTTAGAAGATTTTAGAAATTTATGTTATGGTTTTATAAAAAATCTTATCAATGATGATTCCCCATATAAAAATAATAAAATCGGGGATTTTGGATTTTTAAAAGGTAAGACAAAACCACGCCGTTTACATTTTATAAGATTATCTAAAAAACATCCCTTAATTTTAGAATATATTAGCACACATCGTTACAATAAGCGTGATCCAACCATGATAAGCTTTATTGACATGAAAAAATATAAATATTTAATTGATTTGCCGGGACATACATATTCCACAAAAATATATTCATATCTACATTGTAAAAGAGTGATTTTTAGAGTAAAATGCAGAAAACAAACTCACTTTTATTGGGAAAAACAATTGAAACCCAATGTTCATTATATTGAAATAAAGGAGGATTTTTCTAATTTAATCAGTCAACATAAATATATTGAAGACAATCCAGATATTTATGCGAAAATTGTAGCTAATTGTCAAGAGTTAATAAATAATAAAATCACCCAACAACACCTACATGAACATTTCCTAAATTTCCTATTTAGACGATGTTTGCAGTGATGAAGTGTATGGAACTATTGGAATTTATCATTTGAGATAACAAATGATAAATGCGTCGTCCGGTAATCGAAACCGGGGCAATCGCTTGGAAGGCGACTATGTTACCACTACACCAACAACGCTAACTAGATTTTTATAAGTTTGTGATGACATATAATACCATTATATATTTAAATACTTTTAACCTCATATACTCAAAAAATGCTTATTACTATCTTTTTAAATATGTCATAGGTTATTTTATCAGTAGGGTGCACACCCATTTCTATAAAGGTTTCTTCTATGGCAGCATTTGTTAGAGTGTCGCCTAATTTTACCATTGTTGTTTTATAATCATTTATGGAAATTAATCCATCGCCGTCAATATCAAATATTTCAAATGCCTTTATAATCTCGCATTCCTCTATTTTTTCACACGTGTTATTTTGTAATTCATAAAGAAAATCG